TAGGTAAGTTTGTTGCTAAATATAACAAGCTACCTACTATAGATGCTTTTAAGATTGAGATAGATCAAAGCGGTCGTTACAATGACGATCAGTATACTGCTGCTATGGAGATGTTACCTAACATCTTTGACGATGTATCTAAGAAAGCAGATAAGGACTGGCTTGAAGATACTACTGAGAAGTGGTGTCAAGATAGAGCTATACATAATGCGATTATGGAGAGTATCTCTATAATTGACGGTAAGCATCAAGAGCTTACTAAGAACGCTCTTCCTGATTTGTTACAGAAAGCGTTAGCAGTAACGTTTGACTCATCAGTCGGTCACGACTATATCGAGAATGTGGAGGAACGTTATGACTTCTATCACGAGCAAGAAGAAAGAATACCTTTCGATCTGGAGTACCTTAACCGAATCACAAAAGGTGGTATTCCTAATAAGACTCTCAATATTGCGCTCGCAGGAACCGGAGTAGGTAAGTCACTCTTTATGTGTCATATGGCTGGTAATATACTAAGCCAAGGTAGGAACGTCCTATATATTACTATGGAGATGGCTGAAGAGCGTATCGCTGAACGTATAGATGCTAATCTACTTAACATACCTATAGATCAATTAGAGCATATTGCTAAACCTATATTCAAGAGTAAGGTAGATGATATTGCTTCTAAGACTAACGGTAAGTTAATCATAAAAGAATATCCAACAGGCGCGGCTAACTCTAGTCATTTCAGAGCGCTATTAAACGAACTAAAGCTTAAACGTAACTTTGTACCGGAGATTATCTTTATTGACTATCTTAATATCTGTGCATCTGCTCGTATGAAAGCTATGGGAGGATCGATCAATTCTTATACGTATATTAAAGCTATTGCCGAGGAGTTACGTGGCCTTGCTGTTGAGTTCAACGTACCGGTCTTCTCTGCGACGCAAACGACACGTTCTGGTTTTACTAGCTCAGATCCTGGGCTTGAAGATACGTCCGAGTCTTTTGGACTACCCGCTACCGCTGACTTAATGATTGCTCTTATATCATCTGAAGAGCTAGAGTCTCAAGGACAGATAATGGTTAAGCAGCTTAAGAATAGATATAACGATCCTGGTAAGTATAAACGATTCGTACTAGGTGTTGATAGATCTAAGATGAGACTATACGATGCAGAGAATCCTACAGAGGGTGTTGTAGATGATTCACCAGCATTCGATAAGTCTAAAACAAACGAACGATTCAAAGATTTTAAAATGGAGTAGCTAAATGGCACAAAAAGGTATCACTAATAATAAGAAGACAAGTATTGGCAAAGGTAATGTCAAAACGTCTTCAATGAATAAACATAAACGCCGATCATATAAAAAGTCTCGAGGTCAAGGATAATGCAAGCAAGACTTTTATCGCATAGTCAACCTGTAAGACATATTCATAGCGGTGAACCAGGCATTATGGGTCTTGAAAATATTCAAGACCTTGTTGCTTATTGCGCTCGTGTCTCTAACCCGTCTAACCAATCTAATACAAAAACAACNCCAAAGCTNCTTGAGTATCTTATTAAGCATAAGCACTGGTCACCATTTGAAATGGCATCAGCTTGTATTGAAGTTACAACAACAAGAGATATAGCTCGACAGTTACTAAGACATAGATCATTTGCATTTCAAGAGTTCTCTCAACGCTACGCTGATATTAGAGACTTAGATGACTCTGTAGTAATTCGTAAAGCAAGACTACAAGATGAAAAGAATAGACAAAACAGCGTTATAACAGATGATACTTCTCTACATGTTCAGTGGGAACAACATCAACGTAACGTATGGCATTCTGCTATGACTGCTTATAAATGGGCAATCGAAAACGGTATTGCTAAAGAACAAGCACGAGTTGTACTGCCAGAAGGTAATACAGTATCTCGTTTGTATGTGAATGGAACAATTAGATCATGGATACATTATATCGAATTGCGATCAGCTAATGGTACGCAAAAAGAACATATGGACTTAGCTAAAGCAACAGCTGAGGCTATAAGTAAAATATACCCAAACATATCTAATTTCATTCAGGAGTAATCACATGAGTCGTCAGAAGCATCTATCAACATACTATTCAGATCTCGGAGAAGGAAAGGCAGAAATCTGGTTTGATTTCAAAGAAGAGCTTGCCTTTATTAAGTATTTAGACGATAATGATGTTATGTTCTTTGAAGAAAGCTTTCCTAATAACTCTATTAGGTATGTAGAAGATGCTGCTGAGAACTGGGCCTTAGGAATAAAGAAATTGAAAGGATATAAGCAAATTGCCTTATTATAGTACAAAAACATACGGACATAACATCGGACTATCAGCGGTGTTCCGTCAACCTAATGCAGATCATTCTCATTGTCATCTACTACACGGCTATAGCTTAGGGTTTAAATTTACCTTTGCATGTGAGTATCTAGATAATAAGAACTGGGCAGTAGACTTCGGAGGCTTGAAGCCTCTTAAAGCATGGTTAGAAGATCACTTTGATCATAAGACTGCTATTGATAGAGCTGACCCTCATATGGATGTCTTTCTTGATCTAGAGAAGAAAGGTCTTATTGACCTTAGAGTCTTTGANGGTGTAGGTGCTGAGAAGTTTGCTCAACATGCATTTGAGTTTGCTGATACTCTTATTAAAGAGAAAACAGATAGTAGATGTTGGGTGCACTCAGTAGAGTGTTCAGAGCATGGAGCTAACAGCGCTATCTATGGAGTTTAACTATGGTTAAAGCTATTCTCAATAAAAAGTATCTAACAGTACAGAAGGATGATGATGGAGAATTATTTCTTGAGTTTCCAGACGACCTGTTGGATACGATGAACTGGAAGCCAGGAGATACTATTATCTGGACTGAGCTTCCTAATGGTAACGGATATAATGTAGAGAAGGCAAAAACATATGAGCGATAAGAAATACATCTATAGTGAAATATTTCATTCAATACAAGGTGAAGGACATTATACAGGTGTACCTACAGCATGGATTAGATTCTTTCTTTGTAACTTACAATGTGATGGCTTTGGTCAGAAGTTTCCTACTAAGCCAGAAACNTATGANNTACCTTATAATGACTTTGATGCTCACTCTGTTGATAGAGTAGAAGATCTACCTGTATGGGATAAAGGATGTGACTCATCATANACTTGGTCTAAGAAGTTTAAGCATCTTATGGGTAATGCTACTGGTGCTGAGTTAGCTGAGAAGCTGATTAATATTATGAAGAATGAGCATAACCCTGACGGATTGTTTATGCATCCTCTATCAAAGCAACATAACCATCTTTGTATTACTGGCGGTGAACCTTTGATGCGTCATGCTCAGAATGCTTTCATCGACATATATAATAACCTAGGTGATAATATTCCGTCATCTATTACATGGGAAACAAATGGAACTCAGAAGCTATCNGATGACTATAAGAATCTGATACAGAGTGATTCATTTAAACCTGAAGCGTTCTTTTCNGTCTCACCTAAGCTATGGACNGTAGCAGGAGAGAAAAGAGAGAAGGCTATTAAACCTGAGATAGTTAAAGAGTATTATGATCTATCTAAAGCAGGTCAATTAAAATTTGTTGTAGGACAGACAAAAGAAGAGTGGCAAGATCTTGATGAAGTCGTTACAATGTTTAGAGATGCTGGTGTACATTATCCTATATGGATTATGCCTGTCGGTGCTCGAGAAGAAGAACAGTCCGCTACAGCTGGTGATGTAGCAAAGATGGCATTTGAAAGAGGCTATAACGTCGCTGGAAGAATGCATGTCTACTTATTTGGAAACGCAATCGGAACATAGAGGCCTCCCTCTATTAAAAAAACTAGGAAAGTATATAAATGGCTAAATGGCAACCAACTCCAATTCCCGTATCTCAGAAGATTCGTCAGGAATTAAAACATAAAGGTATCAGATTCTGGGCTGGGGATAATATCTCAGAGGTACTGTCTGAAGACGATAAGCAAGCTCTTATCGACGAAGCAACAGAAAAGTTCGAAGGTGTATTAGATGCACTTGTTATTGATCGTGAGAACGATCCTAACTCAATGGATACAGGTCGTAGATTAGCTAAGATGTATATCAATGAGATTATGGCAGGTCGTTATAATGCAGCACCTAAAGCAACTGCATTCCCTAATGACAGTGAAGATGGTTATACAGGAATGATTGTAGTACGTTCTGAGTTACGATCAGTATGTTCGCATCATCACCAACCAGTAGCAGGTGTAGCCTATATCGGTATTATTCCTGGAAATAAAGTAATAGGATTATCTAAGTATACTCGTATTGCTCAGTGGTGTGCTCGTAGAGGTACTCTACAAGAAGAACTAGCTAATGATATCTGTAAAGAGATTCAGAAGGCTACAGAGTCAGATAATGTAGCTGTATATATTCAAGCTACTCATGGCTGCTGTGAGAACCGAGGCATTATGGCTCATAGTTCTCTTACTCAAACAACTGTTCTTAAAGGTCATTTCTTAGATGATTCTATGACTACTAAGAAAGAGTTCTTTGATAATATTAAATTACAACAATCATTTGCTGGAGGAAAGTAATGAGCGAACCAATGGATCCAAGTAAAAAGCATTTCTATATTAGTCTTGTGAAGAGTGCTGTTCGTATTGTAGCGGGCGTTGCACTTTGCTTTGGTAGTATCTTTACAGCTGGAGCATTGCTTATTGCTGCAGAGATACTAGGCATACTAGAGGAACTTTAAATGATACGTGAGTTCGAAACATCTAAAGAAGAGATAGTTACTATCTTAGCAGAAGAGTGTGCTGAGCTTATACAAGAAATAATGAAGATGAAGCGTAAGAATGATTATGCTTCATCTCCCTTTATGAACGAAGTTGCAGATGTGTTACTTATGATAGATCTAGCTAAACAAGCTGGATTGATCTCAGAAGAGCAACTGACTATTAGAACAGCTTTTAAACGCAATAAATTAAAACAATGGTCTAATCTATTTAATTTGTAACCTATTGATTTCCTTAGAAACCTTTTTTTAAAATAAGCCCTTTTTTAGTTGCACTTAGTACAAAGAGCGCCTATAATAAGGTATAATAAGAAAGAAATAAAGGATTACTAAAAATGGCTTATAACTCATACATAGTACACGGAAATGATGACGGAGTAATTGGTGTTTACTCTAGCTGGGCAAAGGCTACTGAACGCGCAATGGAATACTGTGGTGAGAATGCAGTTGAAGATCGTACTGACTATTCACGAGGTGATGACAGAGATCGTAACTGGGATACAAGATTCTTTGATGGTGATCTAACTGGTGCTAATATAACGCGCTGGGTAGTAAGATAAATTTGATTGGAGATTATATTATGATTACATTAACATTAGAAACTAAAATTGAAGACGGCGTATCATCTTGGGAAGTATTTAAAGATGGTAAGCATGTCGCTGTTGTAGAATTGTATTACGATTTTGGTGATACTCTTTGTGACGTATATGTTACTCTTGGTAACTTATCTGATGAAGATATTAATAGCATTATGCTCGGTGAAGATAATGTTGTATATCACTCACATGAGGAGGTAGCGTAATGGGACGTAAAATGTTATGGGAACCTTTTTTAGCTACTAGACTTACTACTAATATATTAGACGGTAAAGGTAGACCTCTTCATACAAGATATTATAAGAAACAGATGCAATCATTTCACCCAGAACTGAAAGAGCATTTTGGGTTTGACTTTCGTAAATGTGAGATATGTGGGTGTGATGATTATCATCATATTACTGGTAGACCTTTCTTCATGGAGCTAGATCATATTAATAGAGTAACTAATGATGCTCGTATTGAAAATCTTAGACCTTTATGTATGACTTGTCATTCTCAAACTGATGGTTATAAAAATAGAAAAATAACTATAGAACAAGCGCACGCAGAGACATGGGGGTTATAAGTAATGCCTAAAATGTATTTTGCAGAGTTCGAAAGAACAGTTCCTCCTTATGATAAATTTAATAAGTTTGGTCATACAGGTCATAATGATGCTATG